CCTCGAAGGCATGTCCCAGCAGATCGCCGCGACAATGATCTACGGGAACCAGTTCGTGAACCCAGAGCGGTTCACCGGGCTGTCCCCTCGATACTCCACGAAGACCACCGCCAGTTCTCAAACCGCTAACAACGTCCTCGATGGCGGCGGCGCAGCCTCGACCAACACTTCGATCTGGCTCAAGGTCTGGGGCGACGACACTGCCCACGCAACCTTCCCTAAGGGCAAGATCACCGGCCTTCAGCACCGCGACATGGGTGAGTGGCCGGTAACCGATGCCTCGGGCAACACCTACCAAGCCTATCGCGATCACTTTAAGTGGGAGATCGGTTATGTCCTCCGCGACTGGCGTTATATCGTCCGGATCGCGAACATTGACATCACCCAACTCACCGGCGTGTCCGCGGCTAACCTCATCAACCTCTTGGTCCGGGCCATCTACAAACTCCCGACCCAGCCCGTCTCAGCCGGCACCATCCAGACCTCCGACACTCCTGAGGTCCGTGCGAACATGGGCCGCTCCGTCATCTACTGCAACCGTGTCATCCGAACCTACCTCGATCTTCAGGCGATGAACAAAACCAACGTCCTCCTCCGCATCGAGGAGTTCGATGGCAAACCCGTCACCACCTTCCGCGGCATCCCGGTGCGAACCTGTGACGCCATCCTCAACAACGAAGCAGCGCTCACTTAAGGGAGGCATGCACCATGATCCTCGACGCACTCCTCGCCTTCGACACCGGGTCTCTCATCACGGCGTCAGGCACTACCCAAGACTCCGCAAACATCATCGACCTTGGCAACCTTGGTTTGCCAACCACCTCCGCGACTATCCTTGGCGTAGGCCAAGCTCGCGATATCGGCATCGGTGACGATCCAGCCCTCAAGCTCCTGGTCCAAGTCATCACCGCTGCCTCCACCGGCACCTCGATGACCGTAACCCTCGAGGGCGCAATCGACACTGCCGCTGGCGTCCCATCCACCTTCTCCGTCTGGTGGGTCTCTCCAGCCTACACCACCGCCCAGCTTGTCGTTGGCGCCCGCTTGATGGATATGGACATGCCTCGTCCACCCGCTGGCGTGGCTGTCCCGCGCTTCCTCAAGTTGGTCTACACCACCGTCTCCACCTGCAACCCAACCATCGCAGCCTACATCGTCCTCGACCGCCATGATCAAATGTACCAATCCACCAAGAACGCGGTCCTCGGCGGCTACCCTGCTGGCATCACGGTGGCGAACTAACATGAAGAAACTCCTCCTTGCCCTTGTTGCTTCCCTCGCGTTTGCGGGGGCGGCCCAAGCTCAGGTCTCCTGCGTTGGCGTTGGTGGCGTTAACAACGTCCCCCAAGTCGGCGTCACCTGTACCCAGGAACCCTCCGTCGCAACCTATGCCGCCACTGGCGTAGGTATCATTCCTGCTGCTTCCGCAACCGACATCGCTTGCATCGCAGGCTCTGCTACCCGCGTGATCCGTGTCCAATCGGTTCGTGTCAGCGGTAGTGGCACAGCTATCTCCGTCCCTGTGCTGATCAAGAAGAACGCCTCCGCCGATACCGGTGGCACTCCTGGTACTGGTGTCGTCCTCCCTGTAGCCTACGCTTTGGACAGTACCAACCCAACCTCCACCGCAACCCTCGTCTCCTACACAGCCAACCCTACCATTCCTGACTCTGCCCCTGGCATTATCAGCAGTGCCAACCTTGGCTTGGTCGCAACCACCGTCGGTGCGGCGGTAACCCCCTACGTCCTGTTCGACTACGCCGAGCGGACTTTCTCCGAAGCCCCAACTCTACGAGGCGCAGCGCAGCAAATCTGCGTGAACCTCAACGCCACTTCACCCACCGCTCTTCTCAACGTAACATTCCGCTGGACGGAGGCACCACAATGAAAAAGCTCCTACTCCCCTCGGCTGTGATCCTGGCCCTTGGCCTGGCTTTAGCCTTTGCTCAGAACATCAACAAAGCAGTCCAACTCTCTCAGGACCCAACCGGTCTTATCGGCTACGATACCTCTAACAATATCTACCTCCCTAACCACCTCCTTACCACAACCCGAGGTGGCCCACCTCCGACGGTGGCAGCAGCCAATTGCGGTACGACCTCTCCATCTGTTGTCGGCACCGACTTCGCTGGGGTCATCACCGTCGGCACTTCCGCCACCACCTCCTGCGTGCTCACCTTCGGCACGCCCTTTGTCACCGCTCCGGTCTGTCTCCTGACCCCGAAGTCCGCAATCCTTGCGGCCCTCTCCTATGCCACTGCCACTACTACCCTAACCATCACCCAAACCTCGACCGCTAACAATACCATCGCCTATATGTGCGTTAGCTCGTCGTAGGAGACCCCGATGCGAAACCTTGGACTGGCGCTTTTCCTCGCTGCTCTCCTGGGCATAGCGCCAGCCCAGGCTCAAATCGTCACTACCGCCCCATTCCCGCAGGGAGGCCAACCCAATAACCTCGTTGCCTCGGCAACTGGCACCACTGGTTCCTTCACCGCAACCCTCACCGGCGTTGCAGGCAAGTGGACCTATCTCTGTGGCTTCGTCGTTACTTCCGCAGGCACCACCTCTGCTACCCTCGGCAACATTGCAATCACCGGCACCCTCGCTACCATGAACTATGAATACGCCTTTGTCTCCTCTGGCCAGGGCATTCTCGGCGTCGCCTTCCCGGGTTGCATCTCTTCCTCCGCAGTCAACACCTCCATCGTTGTAACCCTCCCTGCTGGGGGCGCTGGCACTGTCGCCGCGATAACCGCATGGGGGTATACAAATTGACCCGCCTATTCACCCACCTAACCGCTCTTCTTTTGATCTTCTCTGTATCCGCCTCGGCGCAACTCCTTCGCGGAGTCACCGACTCCCTCTCTGGCGGAGGCACCCCTGTTGGTCCAACCTGCGCAGGGGTAATTGACCTTTCCGTGGGCTGTGCGCTGCCCATGCTTGGAGGTGCGCCATGAACAAATGGCATCTACGCTTTCTCCGCTTGGCCTACCTTGGCCTTATCTCCATCCTGCCCATCTACGCCCTGGCTGACTACGGCGCAAGCTCTGGCTCCGGCCTTCTGATCCGAGCCTTCGACGCAACCCACGGAGGCTCCGCCCTTTGCGCTGCGGCCAACACTCAATGCCAGGCCGTAGGTTTGGTCAACTCTGCAGGAGCCGAAATCGGCGTCTCCGGTGCCCCAGTACGAGTCGACCCAACAGGCACCACTACCCAGCCTGTATCGCAAGCGACTGGAACTAATCTTCATGCAGTGATCGATACCGGCTCGACGACTGCTGTCACGCAGGCGACTGGTACCAACCTTCACGCAGTTATCGACACTGGTTCCACCACCGCAGCCACCCAGGCCACCGCCTCGAACCTCAATGCCCAGGTCGTCGGCCCTGGCGCCACGGGTGCTGCGCTTGTTGGCAATCCTGTTCGCGTTGCTTTGAGCGATGGAACCAACACGCAGAATTGGCTTACCGCTCTTGCCCTCAATCCAACCACTGGTGTCAACGGCAACAACACTGGTGCGGTAGTTAATTATCTCTATAACGGAACTGCTTACGTGGCGGCGCCAGGTACGTTGAATGGCGCCTATGGAATCATCCGCGATGCCGCTGGCAACGCCCGAGGGGCCAACGTCAACGCCAGCAACCAGCTTTCCACTAGCGTAGACGCTAGTGTTCTACCAACTGGCGCGGCTACGTCCGCCAACCAAACCACCGAGCTTGCCTCCCTTTCTACGATCGCCACGAACACCGGCGCGGCCGTTCCTGCTGGCACCGCCCATATCGGCACAGTCGGAACTGCTCCTTATGCAGACGGCGCTGTGCCGATCACGGCGACCGCAACCGGCACCACGGCAGCCACCACTGCCACGCTCGCGGCTTCCGGTAGCGGTCTCAAGACCTATATCTGCGGATTCTCGATCCGCGCCAACGCAACGGCGGCGGTGACTAACAACGCCACGCTGACTGGCGTCGTTACCGCGACCATGAACTTCACCCAATGGACCGCGCCGAATGCGAGCGGTCTGGGCGTGACTGAAATGATCTTCTCGCCCTGCATCCCATCTAGCGCAACAAACACAGCAATCAACGTGGTATCTGGAGCACCAGGTACTGGTGGCGTTGTGTCCGTCTCGGCTTGGGGATATCAGCTCTAATGTGGCACCGCTTTACAGTCTGGGCACTTCTGCTCGCCGGAATTGTCTGCCTGACGCAGGTGCCGACCCGCGCTTATTGGCAGACTCGCGACTCGGCTTACAATAACCCACCTAGCAGCGGTGCTGGTGGATCCTGTTCGCAATCAACTGCATACTTCGCAGCCGCTACCACTCTCACCGGAGGCGAAAAGACCGCCCTCGATACGCTGATCTGCGGTCGAGTAACCAGCGGCGTCTTTGCCAAGCTTGATGTCTGGAACTTCCTGGCACTGACGAATAAGGCTGATGCCTTAATCAACATGGCACAGCCAGGTACATTCAACACCACTGAAATTAGCACTCCGACATTTACGGCCAATCGTGGATATACGGGAGTCGATGCCAGCACCACCATCGCGCTCGACACTAACTTCAACCCTTCGACGGCTGGAGGCCACTACACGCAGAACTCCGCCCACCTGGCGTTTTGGAGCAACACCAGCAACAGCCCGGCTCCCAGTAACGAAGTCGATATGGGATTGATCGATGTCGCAACGCCGGTTGCGAGTTACATATCTGCGGGCCTCTCGGCGGCGTCAGCTGGAAATTCGTCATACACGGCGAACGCCAACGCCTTTGCCAGTGGTGCGACCCCATCAGGAAACAGCCTGGGACATTTCCTTGCCAACAGGACCAATCTTACGGCAGACCTTGGATACTGGAACGCGGCTGACCAGATGATCATGGGCAAAGGTTCCGCCGCTCCAACTAACGGCAACTTCTATGTTCTTGCTTACAATGTTCCCGGCACCGGGGTTGGAGGTGGCTCGGCTCGCCAGATCATGACCTTCTCCATTGGTGGCGGCCTGTCGGGCGCAGACATTACCGACCTGTGCCATGCAACCAACGTTGCTCTTACCGCGCTAGGTGGTGTCTCAGGTGGAATATGTTGACTAAACGCAACCTATTAGCTGGCGCGAGTTTCTTAGCCATTTGGCGGGCAATTCCTTCGCTCGCTTGGACCCATGGTAATGCTGGCTCCCCACCTCCCGCAGGATTCGGCGGCAACCCCAATGTCCAGATCACAGCCATCGACGTTAGCGGTGGCATCGAGCTGTCTCGCTCCTCGGGCCAACTGCCTGCGTTCTTCCAAGCATCAGCCATGAACATCACCGCGACTGCGGTTGGTGGCATTGTGCAGCCCTACGAAGACCTTGAATACACTTGGACTCTAACTCGCGCTGGTGGCTCTGTTGCCGCCGAGAACTTCACCAATCCATCGATCTATCCCTACTCCACCGGCGGTCCGACCGTCAACGCCAACACCGACCAAACCGGCCCCGAGGCTGCATTTGTCTGCCGCGTAGCTGACACATATACCGTTACCCTGACGATTCGGGGCGCTAACGGCGCAGGCTTCACCACAGCTACCGCAACGACGACTTTCACTGCCAGCACCTTCAATGCTTCCGGTGCAGAAGTGTGGGTTGATTCTGCTGCTGCTGGCGGAGGCAGTGGAACACTCCTGTCGCCATTCAATAATCTAGGCGATGCTTTCACTGTACTTAACGCAGCGGGCTTCACCAACTGCGCGATGCATTTGAAGCGTGGGTCGCTTTTTCTCAATGGCGCTGCTGGCATTGGCAATGGCAATACTACACCGGTCAACGGTTTTCGTGTCGATGCCTATGGTGTCGGGGCCGATCCCATCCGTGAGGACAACGTAAATACATACGCCCCCATTCAATTCAGCACTGGGTCTGCAGGATCTTCCGGCGGTGTATGGTTGCAGGACATCGTCATTTCAAATGTCGTGGCTAAATGCGGACCCGGTAACACTGCGCAGATTGCCTGTGGCTTGCTTGGTCAAAATGACGACCCATTGCTGGAGGTCAATGATTTTTACTTTGACAATGTGACGGTGATTTCAACTACAACAGCGGCTTTAACTTCACAGGATGTTTTTTGCCTAACACCAAATACCGCGTTTGGGGTTCCTCTTAAAGTGCGCGCAGGTTGTTGGAATGTGAAAGTCTCAAGTCCAATTACTGGCAGTCCTCCTAACCGTATGGGCATGGACATTGCCACTTGGGAACAATGGCTATTCATCGTGGGCGGATCAATCGTTGGCTGTGGTCAAGGCGGAGCTCAGGATCATCACATCTATCCTGTTATTCAAAACAATTTCCTAGTACGATGGATGGATTTCGGCACGAGTGTGTTAAATGGTACTGGTGATCCTACGCGGTCTTATTGCATAAATGGAGATTTCAACAATCACACCACCGCTTTCAGCAACTATTCCGGCGGGCCGACTGATAGTATAATTGGCGGTGTTCTGACTATTGGCCTGGCAGCTAACTCAAGCCCGCCGTTCCAGGTCGGGATGACACTGTTCAATCCAGCTATCATCAGTCAAGTAATTGGTACGATCACGTCTCTAGGAACAGGGACAGGCGGGGCTGGAACCTATAACATCAGCAATGGATCGATTTCGATACCATTGTTTACCTGCATTGGTGTGGTGTCGACGGCCTATGCCCAATATTGGTGCATGGACAGCAACTACTTCTTTGGCACGCAATATTCCTTGGACCTGGATGATGGTTTCAACTGTGCCCTTTCGTGTCAATGGAAGAATGTGGTTGCACAAAAGAATGCAATACCTAATCTTACTCTGGGGGCATATTTCGAAACTGCGGGATGTCTTACGGCAACATTCCGGGACAATCTTGCTTGGGGAATACAAGGTCAAGGGTTTTCAAACTTTGGTATTAGTGGTGCCGTCGCAGCTACCATGGCCGCCACTTGTCGCTACCAACTTTATAGGAACAAAATATACAACGCACAAAGTGCGGTGTTCAACATCGATGGCGGAACCACCCTGACCGCAACCAGGCCTCTCGTGTTTACGGACAATCAGATTGAAGACATAAGAACAGGGAGCACTTGTTCCATTGTTGAACTGCAGTCCGCGGCAACACAGCATGCCACCTCGATCATCGATCGTAACAACTATCTGTGCCCCAACGCCACCAATGGCGGGACGAACGCTTCGCAGTTCAACAAGGACAGCGGCTCGGTGCTGACCTTCACCGCTTGGCAAGCCCTCGGCTCCAACTTCGACCCCAACTCCACCGCCACCACCGCCGCGTTCCCTACCTGGATCGACCCAGCAAATGGACACTTCACATAAAGGAGATTTTAATGGCACGTTGGAAACTAACCGAACCACACTATCTCTATGGCCGCCCGCCAGACCTCGACGAGGTTGAATGGGAGTACAAGGAAACCGATCGGGTCAACGGCCGAGAGCGGCGGAAGCGGTTCAAAGTCCCCTTCTACTTTGAAGCTGAAACTCTCGTCTGCCTTGAGGGTAAGGGGCTGGCTTCGGACTCGATCTTCGAAGGCACCCCAACCCCAGCGATGGATCCGTTGGACGCCGAGGCTGAGGCTATCTCAGCCCAGCACGCTGCGTCTTGGAAGCACCCAATCGAATCCCTCCCCGGTCAGGGCTTCAGCGCCAGCCTTCTGGGCTCGCTGGAGAAGCAACTCGCGGAGCTCACTTCCAAGATGCCGGTGCCTGCCGTGACCGTCACCGAATCCGGTGTGAGCCGTGCGGAGTTCGAAGCCCTCCAAGCCCAACTCGCCGAACTCATGATGCAGAACGCAGAGCTTCAGGCGAAGAAGCCGGAAACGCGTAGGGTCTGATGGCAGATGAAACCTCCCAGGAAGTAACCCTCGAACGCATCGCCCGCGAGATGAAGATGATCCGCGAGATGATGGTGAAGGTGATCTTCTACATCAGCGAGGCGGAGAAGGAAGTCCCGGAGAAGATCCGGCGGTTTATGAACTACATGCATGACCTTCATGATATCAAGTACATGTACGAAGAACTCGGTCACACGGTCCCAGCCCACCAACTCCGTGAGATGGAACGCTGTGACGACCGCTTCCGCCAGCTGATGACGGAGCAAAATGCCGAAGGCGGGACGTTCAATAAAGTCCGCCGCGACATGGCATCCGACCCCGAGAACCGCTGGGATCACACACGACTGCTAACCAAACCAAAGGAGAATGGTGAATGCGACAAGGATCAGGACATAACTCAATGAGCGCTGGGAAGCGTGAGCCTCGAGCCCACGCAATCTCCCCTGCGGGTGTGAGTCAAATTGGCTCGGCCATGGGCAACCACGCAACCGATACCGGAAAGATCCTCCACGGCTCCTCGATCTCCATGGACGCCGGTCGAGGCTTTGAGGCCCCGAAGGACTCGGGGAAAACCATCCACCACGGCGGAAGCCAGAGGAGGCATACATGAGTGTTAACTGGGATGCGGTGCATAAGCTGCTTTCGATTTCGGATCTGGCTCATCAGTGGCCGAGGTTGAAGGCACTGACCGATGCTGCGCAGCGTGAGCTTGAAGGCCATGCAGAAGGCGCAGCGAAGGAGAACGCCGACGCTATGGCGAAGAAGGTTGAGGAAGATGCCAAAGTCGAGGCGGCAGCTGCGGCTAAGGCTAACGCCGAAGCTAACAAAGCCAAAGCTGAGGCCGATAGGCCTAGCCCCACCCCGTTCTTCCGGCGCACCGAGGAGGCATAAATGGCTCGGGATATCCTCTCTGAATACGGCCCTGATTCCCCCAGCAACCAACGCCCCACGGCGTCGTCGGGTGGGGTAACCCAGGCCAAGCCCCTCCCCTACTCTCCACCGAAGGGCCCGTCTGGGCAAATGAGCCAGAGCGTTGGGATCGGTGGATCCAACCACGGTTGCTGCGGATCACAAGGGAAACACTAATGCCCTCCCAACTCGACTTGGACCAAGGTGGAACCTCTCGTGAGTGGGTGAATACCTACCTTGGTTCAAGCGTGGGCTGGGTGCGAATTCCAGCGAGGAACTTGCTCACAATCACTGCCGCTGGAACTTACATTCTAGACCCTAGTACAAATCTAGTTCATGTAAACGTGGCAGGGGCAGTCACAATCACCCTGCCTCCAGCGACTGATCCAGGTGTTCCAGCAGGTGCCCTTCCTGGGGGTTACGCCAAGAACTCAATTGGCATCGTCGACATCGGTGGTAATGCCGCAACGCATCCAATTACCATCCAACCTACCTCGGGTGCTGAGACTATCATGAGTCTCTCTTCGATTCAAATCTCCTCAGCCTACGGTGGCTTTATTCTTTACCCCAGCAATGCCCTTAGGGGCTGGACGAATCAGTCATGAAAAAAATCCTCCTTTCCCTCGCGATCCTGATTGGGCTGTGTGGGGCTGCCTCGGCTCAGTGCAATGGGTTGTTTCCTCCTAGCACTGTCTGCGGCAACTCCACCGCAAGCCCTGCACCGCCTAAAGCTATTCCTAGCTCTGGTGGTCTTATCACTACCACCTGCATTTTAATACCCACAGTTTGCACTGCTATTTTTGGCTATGCCGACCCGGTTTGGTATGGGGCCGATCCAACTGGCGCAGCTGACTCAGCGAGTGCTTTCAATAGTGCCTTGTCTGATAGTAGTAATGTTATATTCTCTCATCCTGGTAAATACAAATTCCTTTCGGCCATCACCTATAATATCGCTACTGGTGTGCACTCTTTGTCGATCGCCTGTTCCGGTGCCGATAACACTATCCTGTTCTGGCCAACAGGGAATGGCATAACGGTCAACTATGTATTCCATGGTAACTCATTCCACATGCGCGATTGTACCGTGTCAACAGGAGCGGCTAATAGCGGTAACGGCGTAACGTTGACGCAGACCGACTGCTTAGCCGATTTTGCTCAATCTGACTTTTACCGGGTGACGTTTCGTGGTGACGATGCCTATGCAGCGATCACTGATTATTGGAGCAATGCGATCAACATCGTCGGTGTCTCGGGAATTAATTATGATGGACTGACACTGTACGGCGGCTTCGGTTCTGGTTCTGCACAGGGAAATGGTATTAACATCGCCGGCAACCCAGTCGACTGCGGCACCACTACTGGCTATTCGATCTATCACAACATTTCAAAGAACACACTCAACAACCTGAACAACGGCATCGTGTTGGGTGGTTACACACAGGGGTTAACTCTAACCCAGAGCAACTTACAGGGCTCTAACTTTGGCATCCTTGTACCTGGCTCGTCGCCAGGGAACCTATTAGAAATGTTGGTGAGCAATAATCAGTTTGCCACTGTCAAAGACTCGATCTTGATCGGGACATCTTACAACCTTTCGACCTTCACTGGCAACCTCATCGCTCCAGGTGCCAACTTCGCGGCAATTGACATCCAGGACACCAACCAAGCGTTCACTACAATTACTGGCAATGTAATTGTTTGTGACTCGCTAACGGCTACGCACGGTATCGCTTTGCAGGGGGACGGGACCAACATCATCAGTAACCAAATTCAGTTCTGCGGTATAGGGCTAGCGATGTTAGGCAGTGCCTTCAACACCCTCGTCCAAGGCAATTTCTTCGGAGGCAACACCACTGCGATTACAGATGTAGGATCCAACAACACCATAAAGGATAATGGGGGATACAATCCAGTAGGTAGTTCGATGCTTACAGTCGGCGCCTCGCCATTTACCTATACAGCTGGAGACTCACCGGAAACTGTTTATATATTCGGTGGTGCCGTTAGCGACGTATCTGTTAGTGGATTCTTTAACTGCACTGGTACACAGAATTGTACAATAAACCTAGACCCACACGCGAGCGTGGTAGTAAACTATACCATGCTACCAGACATGGTAAAGACGGTGCATTGACCCCAGGGCTTCATGGCTCCAACCACGGCTGTTGCGGTAGCAGGGAAAGTACTAATCCATGACCACCAACCTTGACATCGCCAATCGTGCCTTACAGGTTATGGGCTCGCGCACAAACATGACCTTGGCAGAGTTCAACGCGCAGTCCTCGAACGAGGCCATCCAATGCCAGCTGATTATGTTCCAACTCCGCGACGAGCTAAACCGGATGGCCCCTTGGGACTGCGTGACGAAGTGGGCTCCGCTCACGTATATATCAACTCTCCCAGGCAACCCTGAGAATCCACAGGCAGGCGCCCCACTTTGGCAAGTTGGCCAGCCGCCGATTCCTTGGACTTATGAGTATCAGTATCCTTTCGATTGTCTTCGTGCGCGAATGATCATCCCGCAGTACACCACCCAAGCTGGAGGTGTGCCGATCTACCCGGCGGGGACTGTCACTGGTGCAGGCCAGCCTGGCTGGACCGGCCCTGCGCTCAAATTCAAAATCGCCACTGACTCTTTCTTCACTGTGCTAACCGCAGCAATCGCAAGTGGCGGTTCAGGTTACTCAGTCAACGACATTATCACCTTGCAACAACCGGTCTATAGCTTTAAGCAAAATTCTGCTCCGGTTGGCCAACCACCTTCGATCACTTCCTATACAATGGATGCCGGAGCACCTGCGCAGCTTTTAGTTTCTAGTGTTAGCGGAAGCGGCGCTGTGACTGGAGTTCTAGTCCTAGCTCAAATCATAGGCGAGTTTCCTGTTGCTACTCTCGGTCCAGGTGGTGGTAGCTACTTTTCAATTCCGGTCAACCCTGTTGCGCAAGGATCAGTGGCTGGCGTAGGAGGCAACCCAAGCGTGGGCGCTGGTGCAACCTTTAACCTAACCTTCACTCCTTTCTCAACTACCCAACGAGTAATTCTTTGTAATCAATCACAAGCCATCCTTTGTTATAACACCCAGGTTGTTGATCCTAACGTAATGGATCCTCTTTTTCAAGATGCGTGGGTACACATTCTTGCAGCGCGGCTAACCTTCCAACTCGCTGGTGATAAGGCTCTTGCAAATCAACAAATCCAACTTGCTAATAGCATGGTGATGGAAGCCCGCAAGGCTGACGGCAATGAGGGCATCACTGTCAACGATGTAACCCCTGACTTCATTCGAACCCGTGGGGGTTATGGTGTTGGGCCGAACTTTGAGTATTCTCCGAATCTTTCCTTTGACTGGGGTGCTTCTTACTCACCTTACTGAGGAACACATGGAACCTGAAATCGTAAAGAAATACCTTAAATACGAGCCTGATACAGGCGACTTTTATTGGGTAGCTAACACCAATAGTCGAGGTCCAAGCAAAATTGGACAGATTGCTGGTTGCCCAAACGCTTTGGGTTATTGGCAAATCGGCTTGCTTGGCTATAGACTATCTGGTCATAGATTAGCGTGGCTTCTGACTTATGGGTACATGCCAGAACAGATCGATCATATAAATGAGAAGCGTTGGGATAATAGAATCTCCAATTTGCGGGAATGTACTAATGCACAAAATAATGCTGCTGCTAAGAAGAATGCGTTAGGCTATGAAGTACATGGCACTAAATATCGTTCGAGGATAGAAGTGAATGGTGTAAGGCATGAATTAGGATCGTTTGAATCTGCAGAAGAAGCTACTGCGGTGTATCAAGCAGCACGTTATAATTTGCTAGGTGAGTTTGCTTAGTGGCACAGCCCTCGATCAAAACCTCCTTTGCCTCTGGTGAGTGGGCACCGAAGCTCCGCTCGCGGGTGGATATTCAAAAATACCACTCTGGTGCCGCGCTGCTGCGCAACTTCTATGTTGACTACTCCGGCGGCGGTGCCTCGACTCGGCAGGGCACGAAGTTCATCAACCAAGCCAAGTCCGCTGGCGCGAGGTTGATTCCCTTCCAGCCCTCCACAACGCTGTCGTATGTCCTTGAGTTTGGGCAGAACTACATCCGGTTCCACTCCAACGGCGCACCGATCGTCGAGACGGGCACAGCTATCACTGGAATAACCCAGGCCAACCCTGGAGTTGTGACTGACGTTGCCCATGGCTATGCTACTGGTGATTGGGTTTTGATTAGTCAAGTTGGAGGGATGACTCAACTTAACGGCAACTACTACATCGTTGTTAACACCGGGGTCAATACCTATACCCTGACCGACCTGAACGGTAACGCTATTAATACCACTGCCTTCGGTGCCTATACCAGTGGTGGCTTGGCTCATCGAGTCTATACCATCACTAGTCCATACAACACTAGCGACCTCTTTCCCAATCCTGTCACCGGCAACCCTGGGCTCAAGTGGGTACAGAACGTAACTTCACTTATTATCACCCATCCGTCATACGCCCCTGCGGTCTTGACTATCAACTCCGCGACTAGCTGGACTTTGGTGAATGCGGCTTTTGGCCCAGCTATAAGCACCCCAACCGGCCTTGCAAACGGCGCAGGGACCAACATCGGCGCTGGGACTTGGTTCTACGGCTATCGTGTCGCGGCCGTGGATATAAACGGCCAGGAAAGTGGGCCGTCGGTGGCGTTGATCCTCAGTTCTTTGTTGTACATTGGCACAACCGTTGGTACTATCCAAGTAACCTGGACAGCGGTAACCGGAGCGGCTAGCTATAACGTCTACAAAACCCTTCCAATCAATGGCTCTGTACCATCATCTGGTGCTCAATATGGTTTTGTTGGCAATGTCACAACTGCTGTTTTCAATGAAGCATATCCGGGTATCGTCGCTGACTTCTCGCAAACTCCGCCTATTATTGAGAATCCATTCATCGGCCCAGGGGTTACAAGCTATAACGTAACAGCTGCTGGGGCCTATACCACCGTTCCAGGCGTGATCGTTGCAGCACCGCCGAGTGGGCAGACCGCAACGTCTATTACATCGCTTGGGGTCACTGTCGTAGGCGCCATCACGCACGCGACTGGAAATCAAGATATTCTCACAACTGGGCCAGATCCAAACGGGTCACTGCTCACTTTTTCAAACGGAATTATACTTCGTATCACTGGTACCGCTCTTATCGGCACAGGAGGTGGGCATTCATTTTGGGAAGTTACCAGCGTTGGAGCATCCCCGGTTAGCTCTGGATCGATCACTGCTGGTTCTACTCCGACTAATCCTGTAAGCCCTGGCGGTTGTACCGCTGCTGGGTTTGTTGGGTTTAATGCTAGCGGCGGCTCCTTTGGCATCAGCTTTACCTGGGGCGTGAAGGATATCCTACCGGTCATGGGTGGGAACGGTTATGTTACTGCTCCTGCCGTGACCTTCTCTGCCGGGGCGGCCGCGGCTACAGCTGTGATTGGCCCTGCTAGCTCGGGGAATCCTGGTGTGCCAGGATTTATCCAAGAACGCCTGGCCTTTGCTGGCTCCTCGCAGGCAATTCAATCGTTCAACTTCTCCCAGCCCGGAAGCTTTTTTAACTTTAACGTCTCAAACCCATCACAAGATGACGATGCAATCTCTGGCACGATCATCTCTGAGGAGCTGAACGATATCCGTTGGCTGCTCCCAGTTCCGACTGGAATCATCGCTGGCACTGGCAAGGGTGCATGGCTGATCAATGGCGGCGGCGGCATTTCTACTCAGGTTCCGATAACCCCATCCAACGCCACCGCGCAGCCTCAGTCCTTTAACGGCGTTAATGACCTGCGCCCGATTAAGATCAACTCTGATACCCTTTATGCTACCAACAAGGGCAATTACATTCGGAGTCTGAGCTATAGCATCTATACCCAACTCTTCACCGGCTCGGACATCTCCGTCCTATCCAACCACCTCTTCTTTAACAACTACCTCCTCGATTGGGCTTGGGCTGAGGAGCCGTTCAAGACCCTGTGGGCTATCCGAGGCGATGGGCAGATGCTGTCGCTCGGATATGTAAAAGAGCAAGAGCTTGTTGGTTGGGCTCATCATGATACCAACGGTCAGTTTCAGTCAGTGTGCTCGGTGATTGAGACAGTTTCAACCGGCAATGTGGTTGATGCGATCTATTTAGTAGTTCAACGATTGGTTCAAGGCACACTAGTTCCCTACGTTGAACGCATGGCCGATCGGTATTTTACCTATGGCTACGAAGATGCTTGGAGTGTAGACTGCGCACTGCAAACTCAACCTGCGTTGTCCCCAACCAGCACCCTCCTCGGCTTTAACGACGCTAGCCAAGTCGGCAACTCAGTTACCTTCCAAGACCCAGGTGGAGCTCCCTTCACCTCTCAGATGGCCACCAATGGCTGGGTCATCCGTGCCGGAGGAGGTATCTATAAAATCGTTACCTTTACCTCCTCCGCGCAAATAACTGCCACCGTCATACGTCCTCCGACACTCATCAATTCCTATACCAACAAACCCAGCCCAGTCACAACAGGCTATACCATATGGACCCCGATTACGAGCGTGAGTGGATTGACCCAGCTGATCGGTCAGAGTGTTGTTGGTGTGGCCGATGGCGTGGCCGTAGGGCCGTATACTGTCTCAGCCTTAGGAACTGTAGCCTTGGGTCTAACAGCCACCAAGGTTACCCTAGGGTTGGCCTACCTCCCACAACTCCAGACCTTACCGCTGGACCTGGGCGAGCCAACGGTGCAGGGGAAGCGAAAGAAAATCACCGGGCTGACGTTGAGGGTGGCGGACACATTGGGCCTTCAGGTCGGCAAGACCTTCGCGACGGTTGTGGCGATGAAGGACTTCACACTCGGGAACGTCCCAACCACCTCAACGGGAGTGGCAATGGTGAGCGACCTCGTGAGTGGGGATGGTCGGACAATCATTGATCAGGAATGGGACACGGCGGGGAATTATTGTATTCAGCAAAACCTGCCCTACCCCGCGACGATCCTCGGTGCGATGCCGGAAACGACTGTGGGAGATGGAAAATGATATCGATCTCTCGGAGCAGTGACATCTCCCTGAAGGAGGTTCTCCGTCGAAGTCCGGTTGCAGGGAGGCTGAATGCAGAGAAGATCCTACGTGAGTGTGTGCATCGGAGCATCGATATCCGATACGGCTTCGTGGACGGCCAACTGGCTTGTATGTGGGGACTGATCCCGCCCACGCTGCTCTCCACCACAGCCTATCTCTGGATGCTTGCGACCGAGGTCGCAGCGCAGCATAAGTTCCTCCTCGTTCGGCACAGCCAGCGCTATATTGAGGAGGCGCTGAAAATCTACCCAACGATTGTAGGGGACGTGATGTGCGATAACCCTTCCGGCAAGCGCTGGCTGGGCTGGCTGGGAGCGGAGTTTGGCCCCACAGCGGACGGGAAGATTCCTTTTATGATCCGAAAGAAGGCCGCCCATGGCTGATCCAGTAACCGCAGGTATTGCTCTGGCATCCACTGCCGCAGGCGCAGGGATCGGTGCTCTTGGAAAGCTTCAGCAGGGTCAGTCTGAAGCAGCGATGTATAACTACCAAGCCGGGGTGGCGAGGGTTAATGCGGACATTAAAAAGCAAGATGCGAACTACGCGATCGAGTCCGGAGGGGTGCAGGCAGAACAGGCCGGGATGCGTGAGCGGGCGGTTATTGGTGCGACCAGGGCTGCGTTCGGTGCAAGCAATATCGCGGGGGCGAGTCAGGATCGCGTGATCGCGAGCGAGGTTGAGGTGGGACAGCAGAATCAGGGGATCATCGCGGCAAATGCTGCGAAGCGGGCTTATGGGTATGAGGTAGCCGCGGCTGGGGATGTGGCGTCGGCTGGGGCACTGAGCACCGCAGCTACGACCTCAAAGGAAGCTGGGACCATCGGTGCCATCTCCAGCATCATCGGTGGGGTTGGGTCGGTATCGAGTAAGTGGCTGCAAATGGGACCGGCGTTTGGGGGAGTGACCCCGCCACAGGCGACTGATCCGACATACTCGAACTATGGATTCAACGTGAGTTGATGGCTCAGGTTCCGTACCAATCCTATTCCTCCGTCGAGCCCGCTGGTGGTAGCGAACAGCTTTCCGTCTCTGCCCCGCCCGCAGCCTTTGGTGCCAATATCGGCGCTGCGCTGCAAGGCTTGGGTGCGACTACGGAACAAGTTGGTGGGGAACTCTTCACCCGCGCTATGGCGTTGCAGGACCTGCGGAACGAAACAGACGCCCGCGAAGCGCAGACGCAATACGCTGAACAGGCCTCCCTACTTCATGCGCAATACGGTGCGCTGGAAGGCAAAGCCGCAGCCGACGGCCTGCAAGGCTATATCAAAGCTCAAGCCGATCTCCGAACTCAGTTTCGTGATGGTCTTAAGACCCAATACGCCCAGCGCTACTATGATCGTGACACGCTTCCTTTCATGCAGCGGAATATCTTCTCTGCTGCTGGGCATGCGGCGGATGAGAATAAGCGAAGCGTGATTGGCACTGCGCAAGCTAACTTAGATCTCACTGCTCGAAATTGGGTAGATCCAAAAAACACATCTGAATTTGACGACAAGATCAAAGACTCGCAACGGGATATACAGACATTATCCGACACTTCAGGATGGACACCAGCGCAGCAAGCCGATGCTGCTGCGAAGCAGATCTCGAGCATTAAGCTTGGGCAGATTAAAGAGATCTCGCTCACAGACCCTTCCGCTGCAATGGATATGCTAAATGATCCCGCGGTCAAAAAGCAGCTTGGGCAAGCTAATTACGAAATAGCTTTCAAAACCGCTCAAGCACAGCTACATCAAACTGGCTCACGGGTTATATCGCAAAGCGTTAATAGTGATCTATACGAGACTCCCGATCCAACGCGGCCCGAGAAGGGATTGCAAGCACGGGTTCAGGAAGGTGTGGAGATTGCGCGGAAGAACCATCCAAATGATCCCGAGTTTCCAGATTATGTACGGAATAGAATCGAAACCGATTACAATAAACAAATGGGGGCAGTGAGAGATTTCCAATTCCAAAACAACAACACGGTCGCTGGTGCGCTTGTAGGAGCCGCTGGGACTGGAGCCCTTCCTACTAACGTAGAGGAATTGAAGGCTGTTAGCCCAAAGGTGGCAGCAGCTTGGGATCATCTCCCTGCAACAGTGCAACGCGGTTATCTAAGGCAGCTAGCGGAGAATAACAAAGGCGATAAGAGTTGGACCGTTGATGGGCTGCGGCGGTATCAGCAGATAAAGGGCATGGCCGCGGATGATCCAAGTGGGTTCCTCGACCTGCCTATCGTTGGCGAACACATCCCAATGTCTGCGCGGAAGGAGTTGATTAATCTTCAACAGAAGGTCAAGCAAAATGCAGACAGCTTTCCAGAAGTTACCAAATCAATGCAGCTACTTGAGCCATCGCTGGTCGCAGCCGGAATCATGGACGACAAAGACCAGCGTCAACAGTTCAAGGGTGCACTGTCTGATGCCTTGCGAGATTTTCATGGAGAGAATAAAAGAGACCCGAAACCTGAGGAAGTGAAACAAATGGGAATGCAGTTGATGCAGCAGCAGGCTACGGGGAATTTGTTCTTCAACCGCAACGCTCCCTTGTTCCAGGCTCCTATCCCTAGTGCGCTTCTTGAGGCCGCTAAAGAGCATTACAGAAACAGTGGCCAACCCATACCATCCGATGAGGATCTTCGCCGAGAATATGCAAGACAGCAATATCAAAAGCTTTATGGGGGCGGGTCAAAGATAAAGCCTACGACTGGTAAAGGTAATCCTCCTACCTCACCTGAAGTCCCGTTGTCACAATGAGCGAACTTGACGATCTTGTAACTGGAATAGACAGCAGACGCCAGACCGCGCAGATGTCTGCGGTTGGAGCAATCGATGACGACCCTGATAAGGCTGCGCGCGCGTTGGAGCTTGAGAAGGCTACTGGGGTTCCCAGCACTGCGATCTACGGCGACGTAGAAGGGTTTGAAGCTCAGCACAAGGCGGCGCTGGCCGGGGATATTGTAAGAAACAATCCAGTTATTGCAAGTTTTATTAACTCCCATCCGCTTGCGGCTGCAGTTTCCAACGGCGACCTTGGTCAGCTTGATGAGATTTCCCACCGATTGCACTTTCTCGGCCCAACAGCCACGGGTATCCTGAGCGCTCCTACCGACGCGGCTGAGAGTGCGGTTAAAGGATTCTACAAGTCCTTCACTGAGCAGGGTAGATTTGGTAAGGCTATCGCAGAGCAGCCTCCTGATTGGGCGAGGGACTATCCGTTCCTTTGGAACAACCTTGCTCGGCTTGCGCAGACCATTGGTGTCCTGCCTGAGGCGGTGAACCGCACCATCTCCGGAGCGCTAGAAGGTGGTGGGGCTGCGGTTGAAACCGGTGCGCAGCGAATGGGTGCGAGCCCCGAGGCCGCAGCGCAAATCAAAGAAGCTGCCCTTGGAACTGCCGAAACCCTGATGCAGATGGGTATGACGGGGGAGATCCCTCACGTCGAGCCCGGGGAAGGAGCGGTGAAGAAGGCTGCGCAGGACAGCCAAAATCGCCAGGCTGCGGAGCTTTATCGAAAGGTCAGGCCGTATCTCGAGCAGGGGGTGAAGCCTCCGATTGGGCTGGATAAGGTTATTGATGATATCTATGCCGATCAGGCGAAGCAGGATATAGGAAATCTGGGGGATGTGGTAAAGGAGATTGGAAAGAGCACCACCAAGGAGCGCGCCCCAGAGTTGCTTGAGAACTTCGTTGCGCAGCATACTGATGCGTCGGTGGATATCAGCGCTGAGGCGGTAAGGAAGCTGTATGGGGATAAGCCGCCGACTGAGGATGATGGGATCCTTGGATTCATCCCCGATCTGACAAAGCAGCTTGAGGCAGCCGAGACGTACGGTGGGGACGTAGAGGTTCCACTTTCGGCGTTCTTGGCTCGAGTTGAGCCGGATGTTTTCAAGGCGCTGCAAGATGACATTCGGTTCCGCAAGGGTGGGATGACGCTTAACGAGGCGAAGCTGGAGAAGGGTGAGGAGAAGCCAGCGCCGATTGATTCGGTGGATGCTATCCGACGGAGTGCGGGGTTGGATCCAATCGCTGCGCCAGGGCAGATGAGGTTGACGAGAGTTGAGCCGGAGGAGGGTGTTCCTGGGCACTCGTTTGATATTGAGGATCCTCAAGGAAAGCGGATCGGCGGAGCAACGATTGAGGAAAGCGAGGATGGTAAGACGCTGACCATTGGCCATGTTGCTGCGGGTACCACAGAGGGGCTACCTGGGTTCTTGGGTCAGCGTCAGTTGACTGGGCTGCTTCGGCAGTTACAAGTTGAGTTTCCCAACGCTGAGCATATCGAAGGTCTACGTGTTAGTGGCGCACGAGAGCAGCCGACGAAGGTTTCCATCCCCCTCCGCCCAACCCCGAAGCAGATCACCGACTTCCTGCGCACGGGGGAGACGCATACGGTTGGGGATTTAAAAGGGAATGCTCATAGTGTTGAGCCCCTCCATTCCACAACCCTAGGAGAAGTTCTCCCCAAATCCGCGATCGAGTACACCACCGACAGTCCGATTATAAAGCACTTTGGGGAGACGATTACCCGCCTCGCCAAGGACGTACCGCTGCATGTTATCTCCATGGCGGATATGGAGCGGACTCTTGGAAAGGGCTACGCTGGGTTTCACCAGCTTCGTGGGGATGGGAGCAGCCATATCTATGTTCGGGATGATGTGACCGGCTGGCCCCCTGAGGTGGCGTTGCATGTGCTGATGCACGAAGGCAGCCATGCTATTACGGTTGCGCAGATTGAGAAGTTCCCAGAGATCCGGGCTAAGATTCAGTCGTTGATGAACCATGTAAAGACCCAGCTGCCACCGGAGTGGCTAGAGGAGCACGGCTACGCCTTCAAGAACGTCAAGGAGTTCATAGCGGAGGCAATGTCGAAGGAGAGCCTTCAGGAGGATCTGAAGTCCATCCCCATCCCAAGGGAACTCGTTAACGACCTTGGCACCGGTACCGCCTGGGAAGCGGTGAAGAATATTGTCAAGGACCTTTGGGAGTGGCTGCTGACTGGGAGAGTTGTGCCGAAGACTGCCATAGATGCGATCTTCAGCCTAAGCAAGGACATCGAGGCGCTGAGGGCGGAGGTGAAAGGGAAGGTTTCGACGGATGCGATTAAGGATACCCAACTCGAGCTTCCTGGGCTCACCCGGATGGAGGATCGAGAGGCATTCGATAAAGCCTCCGATGCGGGGATGAAGGTTAAGGAGTATCGGCAGTATCAGGAGAAGATCCGGCAGCAGGCGGAAGAAGATATGGAGAAGTTCCGTCTGGATGCGGAGAAGAAGGAGAGGCTGAGGCAGACGACTGAATGGAAGACTATGGAGGCCCAGGTTAAGAAGGAGGTGAGGGAGCGCCTGCTTGGGCGGCCGGATATTGCAGCGGATAGTCTGTTTAGGGAAGGGTCGTATTTGGGGGATAAGCTTCCTGGGCGGGTCCGGCTGGATAGTGATAAACTCAGCGCCGAGCAAAAGGCTGGGCTGCCGGAGGACTATCTTAAGCCTGGAGGGATGAATCCTGACGACGCTGCGACTCAGCTTGGGTACCCCACCGCGCAGTTGATGTTGGATGGTTTGAAGCAGCTTCACGCTGAGCGTGGGAAGCTTGGGCCTAGGGAGCACCTTAATAAAATCGTGGAGAAGATCACGCAGGATAGGATGGGGCGGGAGTTTGGGGATCTGGAGCAGCAGATCCTTGAGGAGGCAAAGGACCACGTAGTATCCCAAACTCAGCTTGACATTCTGCATCAAGAAACAATTGCCCTGGCAAAGAATACCGATGAGCTTCCCTTCACAAAAGCCAAGCTCAAGGAGGGGGTGAAGAGGGTGTTTGCGGAAACCCCAATTTCGGCGCACAGTGTGGATAAGTACCTTGCCGCCGCAGGCCGAGCAGGGCGGGCTACGGAGCTTGCCTTGCTTGATGGGGACTTTAAGGAGGCCTTCAAATTTAAGCAGCAGCAGTATATCTCCATGCTGATGGCGAACGAAGCCAAGGCTTACGAAAAGCTGCGGAAGGCAACGGATAAGATCACCGATCGGATAGCTAGTCCTAAGTACAACGGGATGGATAAGAACTACCTTGCGCATCTGCGGGATATCGTAGGCAACGCTGGGCTGAAGACGGGGAAGTCTATTCAAGGCCTCGAGGACGACGTCAGGGCTGCCAAGCCGCTTGCGCAGTTCGTTGAGAGCGAATCGAATATGAAGGCAATGCAGATACTGCTGCCTGATTGGATTTACGCTGGAGAAAAGATCCCTCTGGATAAGATGACCTATGAGCAATTCAAAGGGTTTTCGGACGCGGTGATGCAGCTGTATAAGCTTGGGAGGGAGGATAAGGTATACACGACTAGGGCTGGGAAGGTTGCCCTGCGAGAGGTTATAGAGAACCAAGCCATTCCACAGTTGGCAAAGCAGGGAGAGACGGGAACGCCATATAATGTGCAGGGGATTGGGAAGCTAACGGGCGCGGTGAAGGACATAGTTTATGGAAAGCTGATTCAGAATTTCTCGGTGTTCAACCGCTGGGACCTGGGCGACAAGCATGGGTTCTTTAATATGAACGTGGTCTATCCGGCCATGTCGGCAGCGTCGGAGCTTTCAGCGAGAATTAAGGAGTACGGATCGAAGCTAGATGAGGCGTTTAAGGGGATCAAGGATGTCAATCTCAAGGCACCCCTACCGGATCTATTGAAGCGAGCGTCTCGGGATGAAATGGTCAACATGACCATGGAGAACCTACAGCGGATTATCATGGACATGGGTAATCCGAATAACATGGATAAGTTTGTTCGTGGCTGGAAGGTGGATAAGGATCAACTGTGGGCGTATTTGAAAGAGCACTCCACCAAGGAGATGTGGGACACCTGGCAGAAGGTGGGGGATATTAATAAAGAAGCCTTCTCCGATTTGCGGGAGATGATCCGTGATCAGAACGGTGTGGTGCCGGACCTAGTCGAATTGCACCCGTTCGAGGACCCCCACGGTGTGATGCGTGAGGGGTGGTATTCCCCGATGATTTATGATCAAAAGGAGCTTGGGACTAGCCGGGCTGCGGAGGGGCTGTCAGCGATCAACCCAGAGAGCCTGGGTGGGTTATTCGATACCGGGTACTTTAAGTCCACCACCGCTACGGGATCGGAAATCCGACGCACGTCTTACGCAGCGCCAACGGATTTAACCTTGAACCGCCTGCCGCAGAGGATGTCGCAGATTCTATATGACACCTCCTTCCGGCCGTTTGTGATCAACTTCGGCAAGATGCTCCGAGACACCGAGTTCCGGCATGCGATAGAACGTCATTCCGGCGAAGCTGTGCTGCATATGATGGACGATTGGCTGAGGGATATCATCGGTGGCGGGAAGGGGGTGAGTACGGTTTCGGATTCGGCGCTCGGGCAAATTTCGGAATATTTTCGCCGAAGCATGATTGGTTCACTTATTGGACTGAATGTGCATACTGCGGAGAAGCATGGACTGACAGCGGCAGTTAACTCGATCGCGGAGGTAGGGCCTGTGAACTTCTCTAGAGAAGTTAAAACGCTATTCGCTACTTCCCCTGATGGGTTTACAAGCAATTTTGAGTTTGCCATACGCAAAAGCCTGGAGCTCCAGAGGAGATTCCAAACCATTCGTGAAACCCTTGGTGGGCGGTGGGAGGGGTTGGAATTCAAGAACAAAGGCTTCTGGGCAGCGCGGGAGTGGATGCTAGAGAAGGGTGGGTTCTTGGTTGGCTGGTCGGATATGATGTCATCTGTGCCAAGTTGGCTAGCAGAGTACAAGAAGCAGATGGCAGAGCTTGGGGAGAAGTTTCCGAACAAGCTGCCGGATGAGTATGAGGGAACCGCGATTGAGATTGCGAACTCCATCGTGCTCCGTGCGCATGGCTCGACTGCCATCACCGCTCGGCCAGGAGTTATGCGTGGGGGGCCTATGTCGAGGCTGTTTACATCGCTGTATTCCGTGTTTAATCAAATGCTCCAGCGCCAGTTTGAAGCGTATTGGAGAACCAAATACGCGAAGGATAATTACAAGGAACTAGAATATGGTGAACTTCGAGGGCATATTGGGAAGGCAGCGTTGCTAATAGCCACCTCATCTCTATGGCCAGTGATGGTTGAGCACATGGTCACTCCTGATTCAGATAGAAAGAAGAAACAAAGTTGGTTGGCTGCGACTGGAGAATTTCTTGCTGAGGCTGGGACACTTGGGATTCCAGTTGCCCGAGAACTGGTTCATGGGTATATAACTTCCGGTGAAATTGGGGCGGGGATGTTGGATACAGAACTGAAAACGGTCGCATCGGGGTTGATGGATCTCAATAAAGGGGCAAAGATGATGGACAAAGAGCAGGGTGGAAAGACGATTAAGGGGATTACTAATATCATTGGACTTGGAACAGGCCTACCTGGGGCAGCGGGGAATATCCTGGAGGCGGGCTGGAATGCGATGCAGGGATCGAAGCAGGCTCCAAGGTCACCTGCGGAGACATACCGAGCGTTGACGACAGGCAAGGCGATTGGCCAGCCGGATATAATCCAGCGTGGTATTGAAACGGTAACAAAGGAAGGTAGACGGAAATGATTACACCCGAAGTCACAGAAGCTGGATATCGCAACCTCTGGAATGCGTGCGTTACCAAGCCAGAGAAGGCCGCAGCTGCAGCTGCATTGGCGGATAAAATCGTTTCGAACAAAGCGAGGTATCAAACTGTCGAAGCTCAAACAGAGGTACCGTGGTTTGTCATCGGCTGCTGGCACTACCGCGAGGCGAACTTTGATTTCGATACCTTCCTCGGCAACGGCCAGCCACTCAACCAAGTAACCACGCAAGTCCCTGCAGGTCTGGGTCCTTGGGATTCCTGGGAAGCGGGAGCGGTTGAGGCACTTAAGAAGTACCGCAATCCACTGCCTTGGACGGTTGAGTTTTGTCTATACAACTCAGAGGCGTATAATGGCTTTGGGTACTTTAGTAAAAACATCAACTCCCCTTATATTTGGTCGTGGACGAATCAATACGTCAGCGGGAAGTACACTGCTGATCATGTCTTCAGTCCAGGTGTAGTGGATGTTCAATGTGGGTGCGCCGCCATATTGAAAGCTTTAGAGCACAGTGGCGCTATCGCATTTGAGGAGACTAAGATGCCCGATACACCGGCCGTTCCTACCGTAGTAGTCACTCACCCTGCCACGGGGCAGCAGTTTACTTTCCCGCAAATCAATGTAGCTGATATTGAGAATGCCCTGAAAACCGTAGGGAGCATTCTACCAATCGTAGCGACGTTCTTCCCTCCGCTTAAGGCTATCCTGCCGTTGTTGCCTATCCTAGATGGGCTGCTTCAGGCGGTCATGGAAATCCAGGCTGGCGGGAATGTTGGAGCCATCATCGCTAAGCAGCTTGAAGTCATCGCGGCTCAGATTAAAGCGTCGTTTCCAGCGCGGACCTCATGACCCAGGATCAGTTGAGTGTACTGCTGGCTAGTGGGAAGCATCTTGTTTCCTACGTTGCTGGCGCAGCGACGGTGTTTGGGATTATGTCCCAGACCTCCAGTACAGATCTGATGACCGACTTCGACCATATCTTCAATGGGATAAAGGAAATCGCCATTGGCGTGGGGCCGATAGCCACCCTTGCCATGGGTTGGTGGTCAGCGCATAATGCCACAACGCAAGCCAAGGTCGCTGCGGTGCAGGCTGCGGAGCCTCGTGCGTTGGTACAGGCTGTGCAGGCGGTGGCGCCAGCGACGCTGCGGGATGCGGTTGCAGCCCAACCTGAAGTGAAGGCGGTGGTTGTCACCTCCCAGGCAGTGGCCGATGCCTCTCCGAGTGAGAAAGTTAAAACGTAAAAGGATCTGTGTTATGGGAGATATAGGCGACTTCCTCCGCGGAATGGGAGAGTTTATCTTTGCCTGTATCGCGGTCTATAACTTGATTGTCTCACGCAAACATGCGAAGGATATAAAAGAACTATCTACAAATACCAACAGTATCAAGGACGCGCTGGTGAAGGTCACTGGCGAAGCTGAGCGCGCAAAGGGTGTGCTCGAAGGAAAAGCAGAAAGGGGCAAAACATGAGTTTGATTTTATTGATAATCCTAATTCTAATCCTCTTCGGTGGCCTCGGCGGTGACGTGCTCCCCTGGGGATACGGCTATGGCTACGGCCATGG